ACATCTATTATATTTTTAAGTTCATGAATATACATAATTAAAATGGCATATCGTCTGTTTGCTCAATCAAATCAACATTGTTTTGCTTTTCTTCATTGTTAGAATTTTGACTTGATAACAATTGAATACTTGATACTCTCATACTTAATTGAGGTAAAGTATTACCAGTATTTTTATCAGTATATGTTTTTACTTCTGGCTTACCTTCCACATAAACAGATGTTCCTTTTTTTAAATAATTAGAAATATTTAATTTATCTGTCCAATATGCACATGATACCCATGTTGTTTTGTTTACCTCTCCTCCTTGATTGTTTTTATACTTCTCTGTATGAGCAACAGAAAAATTCACAACCTTTTTACCATTAACATCATTTACAATAGAGTCTTGCCCTAATCTACCAATCAACTGAATCTTTAACATTTGTTTTTGTTTTATAATTAAAAAATATTTTCATCATTTTCGCTATCATAAGGAATCCATTCATTGCTTATTACTTGCTGAGTGGGTTTATTACCGGCATTAAAGTTAATGTTATTTTCATTCAAAACCCTTTGTAATACGTCTGAACCTTCAAATAAAAATCTTCTAGTCTTGAAAAACATTTCAAATACAATAAACCCCTTTTTACCAACAACTTTTTGCCTCCTTATCTTTTTACTGTAAAATTCGCATGTTGGGTTCTGCGGATCTGTTTGAGCATAAGGCCTATGATACACAAGAATATTATCCATTTTATTGTTCCACATAGCCCCGTCTGTTAAGTCAAACACATCTGGGCAAGGATAATTACCATCCCCTCCTTTTTGCATCTTAACCGGATGAGCTACAATCCAAAAATAAATATTATTGATTTGTGCAAATCTAGCAAAAACAGATAAAACCCACTCCAAATACTTATCACTTCTCTGAAACTTATTATACTCGTTAGCCATTTGGTTAAACGGATCAATATCTACCCCGTCAACATTCTCCTTAACTATTAGCTCTAAAAAAACCTCCATAACATATTGTGGAGTAGGAGAAACGTCTTTTGGATAAACATAAAACATGTGCTTACAAACTAAATCATAAACATATTCATAAGTTTGTCTTGAGGGCCTATTAGGATTATTAGGACTACAATCGCAACCTAAAATTATTTCAACAAAATCATGATAATATTCTTCTGGTGGATTATCCTCTGGAGCAAATGAAGCAAACTTCTCGCCGTACAAAATTATCCTCATTGCTTGATACCATTTTTTAAAAGACGACTTACCATAGTTACCAATACCTGTCAATACTGTAATTTCACCTCTTTTTGGCTTAAATTTATCGTCTAATTCTGGAACACCAATACCATCTACTTTTGCATAACCTTGATCATAAATACTCAAAGCCTGCTCCTTTACATCAATACCATAAATTACATCCTTCAATTTCAATCCATCGTCAAACACTGCTTTCTCTACTTCAATTTCATTTCTAGTAATTTTATCAACCAACATCTCTTTATCAAATGATGCTGTACTGAATCTTGAAGCATTTGCTTTATATGCTGACCTAATAGCCCTATCTGCTTCACTTTTTGTAAACTCAGAATTTGATACAAATTCATTATTTATCATAGCATTTGCGGTCATTTCATGTATACCAAAACGACAACAAGCAGACGCAAGCTTAAATATAAAATTATTTCTCTCCCCGGTTACAAAAGCTTCATTTTTATTAGACAACCATGTAAGAATGTTCTTAAATATTTTTTGATCATCATCCGTTCTTTCGTAGGTTATTATCTTTTCGGTCTTTTTTGTTTTATTAAAAACCTCAGCTTCTTCGTTTATGTAAATTTCAGGATCGTAACTTTCATAACAAACGCGACTGGGGTTTATACCACTTTTGTCGATTTCAGGAAAAACATCCTGTAAAGCTTGAAAATGCTCCCTATGCTTTGATCCATCAGCAACCTTCACTAAGGCTTTTAACCCATTACCAGAAGGACTCACCCAACATGCAAAAACGTATTTATTTGAAATAATCTCAGTTTGCTTATCCCTTAACTCGTAAACATTATCAAAATCAAGCACAATAAAACCGCTATGCTCAATGATTTGATCGTCTTTTCTATCTGCACCAAACTTTCCACTAAAACAAATACAAGGAAGGTTCTTTTTTAGTTCCCCTGCTTTTTCTTTATCTAATGTGTTTCTAATTTCATCAACAAGGGCCTTAGATTTACCCTCTTTAATCCTTTTTAAAGCGTATTCAATTGAAATATAATTAGGCTCTTTTGCCCAAATGTTTTTAAAAGCTGTTATCATTATTAATTTATTAGTGGTTTAAAGGCTTTTCTAGCCGCTTCAACTTGGCTTTGATAATTATTACTACTTTGCTTAGAACTTGGCTTAATTGCGCTTAAAAACGGTATTGTATTGCGAATTTTACTCTTCCAGTTCTTTATTTGTTTATTATGACCATCTTTCCATTTATTTTGAACCCAAGAGTCATACTTAGATTTCAAAGAATATTCATAATCGGAATAACTCAAACCATTGTCTTGCATATCCTGTTTGCAAAAACTTAAAAACTCTTCTATCGGTGGTATATTAGTTTCCTTTCCTTTTATTTCCTTTCCTTTCCTTTCCTTTATAGCATTGCGGTCGGATAGCGGTTGCAATGCGTTCGCATTTTCCCATCTGTAACTAGCTGATTTTCTTGCTTTTTCGCTTTTATCATTTCTTTGATCTAATCTTTCTTGAACAGAATTACTTCCAAAATATTCACCATCAAAAACAAATAAATCGTAATCATTTACTACGCTCGCTACTAAATCGCTATCCGTTCTTAAGTCGTACGCAATGCCTTCGTAATCCATTCGCAATGCGTTCGCATTATTGTATAAATCTTCTACTATTGACCAAAAAACACCATACCCTTGCATGCCATGTTTTCTAATCAGTCTTTTTATCTTCTCATCATTACGAGCATTATAGTCGTGTGAGAAGTAGAATGTGTCTTTTGGCATTTCTTAATCTTAATCGTTTATTAAATCGGTTTTCAAAGCTTCATTTATGCGTGTAATCTCACTATCTGTAAACAGTAATTTACCCTGCATTTTTCGCGATAATTCCGATTCTGGTATCTTGGCATTTAATGAAAGCCAACGCTGAGTACGACCATCCATAGCTTCTTTGATTCTCTCATGAAGCTTCATTGTTTTTATTTCTTCCATAAAATTTATTGTTAAGTAGCAAAAATAGTGTTAATTTTTAAATTCCCAAATATTTTTAATTATTTTTTAAATTATTTTTGTGAATTATTTAATTTAATTATATTTGCATTATGAAAAGATTTATAAGTTTTAGTGGTGGTGTTGAATCAACTACAATGTGTTTACTTTATGGTAAAGGCGCTACTGCTATTTGGTGTGATACTGGCGCAGAGCATGGTGAAATGTATGAAAGGATTAATAAAGTTGAAGATTATTTAAAATATTTTCATAATGGAGAATTTAATTTAATTAAAATAGGGGGGGGGAAATTGTATAAAGGTCAATTATACTCTAGTTTAGAGGATTTGATAGTTGCTTGTAAGGTTATGCCTAGCCAACAAATGAGATTTTGTACAAATTATTTTAAAGCCGCTCCAATTGATAAATATTTAAAAGAACAAGGAGAATGTGAATTAATGATTGGATTTAATTACGATGAACAAGGTAGAACTGGAAGTTTAGAAGCTATGCCAAATGTAAAATATACTTACCCGTTGATTATAGATGGGTATGATAGAAATGATTGCGAAGAGATATTAAAAAAACATGGTATGCACCCTAATTTCCCCGTATATATGATGAGAGGTGGATGTAGGATGTGTTTTTTCAAAAGCGAAAAAGAATACAAAGCTATGTACCATTTGAATAACAAAGAATTTATGGAGGTATTGGAATTTGAAGAAAAGATTCAAGATAAAAGGAAAAAATTTTATTCAATTATGGGTAATGGTAAAAGGCTTAGAGATTTAATGGTAGATTGTGAAAGTGAAAAATTAATGTTCCCGGATATTGAAAAATTATATAAATCTTTAAAAAAAGAAACTAGCTGCGGTGCTTTCTGTCATAGATAATGGAAAATAGAGAACTAATATATGAATTAGCAAAAAGATTGGATTTAATTATTGAGGTAAAAAGAGGTGATTCTGATCCAGTAAAATATAGGTATTTCAACAATAAACTACATAAATTAAAAGAAAATGAAAAAGAAGCAAGAAACGAAAACAAAGATGTTCGAGATTGAGGATTTAAAAGGAGAGTTATTAGTAACTTATACTGAAACGACAATATTTTATCCAGAAAGAGAAGAAGAGTTTCATGGCACACATACTTTTTCTGAGGATGAAACTAGTATACACATAGACAGTGTTGAACTTGTTATTGGTAGCGAAGGTATTGATATTACAAGAAGATTAAGTTTAGATCAGCAATTTGATATTATAGATGCCCTGTCATAATTATGAGAAGTACAATTATAACAAAGAAAAAAGTATGTGTTTCATGTGGTAGGCTGGATTACCATTTTTCAAAAAAAATGTGTAAACAATGTGCTACTATTGAATCTACGCAAAGAAGAATTGATAAATATGAAGATGAAGAAGAGTTAGAAAGTATTAAGTATTTGACAGATGACTTAGATGCTGTATTTAGCCAATATATAAGATGTAAGCACGCTGATGTAAGTGGATATGTTTCATGTTATACTTCTGGTAAAAAGATGAAATGGCAAGAAGCTCAGTGCGGACATTTTATCAGTAGAAAAAATTTTGGAACAAGATGGCTAGAAGATAATTGTCGTCCACAAAGCGAACATGATAATTGTTTTTTATCTGGAAATTTAGAAGTATTTTCTAAAAACTTAGAAACAGAAAAGCCCGGTATAGTTGAGTTTTTACAAGATCAAGCTAGGCAGGTTTCAAAACCAACAAGAGATGAGTTAAAATGTTTAGTTGTTGAATATAGATATAAACTAGAATTGGTAAAGAAAAAATTTAAAAACCAGTAGAAATTTGTATTTTTACAATGTTCTGTGTGTTTTTTTAGGTTAATTTTAGTTTAGTAGATACCTCCTATTTCCATAGGGGGTATTTTTTTTTAAAATTTAATTAAATTTATTTTTTTAATTAAATTAATTAATATAATTTTGCCATATAATCAATAAAACATAAAAATATGGCAAGAAGCATTAGTCCAACATCTGTAGCAAGCAAGGTGGGTGACTTAAAACTAGAAGAAAGTTTACTATTAGAAAACCCTTACACTTCTGTAATGGTTATGGTTTCACAATTAAAGAAAAAGGAAGAGCATAAACAAAAGCTTTTCAAAATTAAATACGCTAATAATATTACTACTGTAACTAGAATTAAATAATAACTATATGCACATAGAAAAAGTTAACTATCAAAAAACATTTAATTTAGGTAATTACACGTCTGAAAAAATTGGAGTAGAGGTTTGTTTGCATAATGGAGAGTCTGCCGATAAAGCGCTTGATATTGCAAAAGGTCTTGTTGAAGAGTATCATAAAAAGAATTTAGATAGGCACTCTATTGTTATTGATGCAGAAATTGAGCCAATACTTATAGAACCAAGACAAAATCCAAAATCTTTAACAGAAAGAACGAAAGAGTTTATTGAGATGTGTAAAACAAAAGAAGAATTAAAGGCTTGGGAGTTAATGAGTAAAAATAATACAGAATTACTAGAATGTTATAATAATAAATTAAAAAGTTTTAACAATGCAACTAACAAATGATGAAAAAGCTATATTAAATTTAATTTCAAGTGCTAATTACAGAATTACACAAGAAGAAATTGCAAAATCAGAAAAATGGCTTGGAAGCCATCCTGAATATGAAGTAGAAAAAAGAGAATCTAGCCTAAGAAAAATTAGACAGGTAATAAGAGATTTAAGAATAAAGAAAGGGTACATGATTCTTTCTGATGCCAAAGGATATTGGTTAATGAAAGACCGAAAAGAAGCAATTGAATATTGTGAAAGAATTGAAAGGGTTGCAAAATCTCAAGCAAAAGCATGGTTTGAAACATATAATGCAATGAGAAAAAACTTCGGATTAAATTCACAATATTTTGAACAACAAGGTAAACTATTCTAACATGATAAACTTTAACAGCACACTAATCAGGTCCAGCTCAGTTGGATATTTGATGACAGAACCACAATCTAAAGCAGACAAAGAAGCTGGGTTGCTTTCTAAAACAGCTCAAAAACATTTGATTGAAGTCTATATTGCCGAGAAATATGGTAGAGTAAAAGACATACAAACGAAACAAATGAAAAAAGGTGTTGAAGCGGAAGATGATTCAATTGATCTTTTAAATCGTTATTGGTTTGTGGGTTATGGTAAAAATGAACATAGATTTACTAATGATTACATATCGGGGCATCCGGATATAATTACTGTCAATCCAAATAAGGTTATTGATATTAAATCAAGCTATGATCTATGGACATTCTTAGGGAATATACCAGATAAGCTTGATAGCTTATATTACTGGCAGCTCCAATCTTACATGTGGCTTACGGGTGCTACTAGTGGACATATTGCATATTGTCTTGTAAATACACCATTTGGTATAATTGAACAAGAAAAAAGATACCTACTTAATAAGATGAATGTTGTTTCAGAAGAAAGCCCAGAATATGTAAAAGAGTCAATGAAGCTTGAATTTAATATGACATTTGATGATATTGATATTTCAGAAAGAATATTAATATTTAATGTTGATAGAAACGAAGATGATATATTAAGAATTCAGCACAAGGTAGAAAAAGCAAGGGAATTTTTATCAGAACTAGAAAAGACTCATATAAACTTTAATAAATGAAAGGAGCAAATATCATAAGCGCTATTCAGCACTTGAGGATGGCTGAAGAGTATTATGAAGATTTTAGAAGGCAATATCCCGGATCAAAAGGATCTGCATTATTCAAAACTTACATTGATAAAATAAAATGGATTTATAGAGATTTTTTAACCAATCCAAACGTAGATGATGATATTAGATCCGGTTTAAAAAAAGAGTTAGAAAGTGATGTATTTGCTATACCGGCAATAACAGAGAAAATTTCACTACTAATGCCAGAGCAAAGAGAAATGATAGAATCAACTATAGATGCAATGCTGGATGGAGAAGAAGTAAAAATAATAGATATTAACGAAACAAAACAATAACCTAAAAACAAAAAAAATGAAAAAACTAATCACAACCGCACTAATCATTATTTTATTAGTAAACACAGGAATGTCACA